AAAACTTTACTTATAAAGATGAGAAGAGTGGTCAATTAGTTAGTGATCCAGAATTAGAAAGATTAAGAGAACAATTAGTAAAAGGGTCAAATAATAAATCTATAAAAAAAGATTTGTTAGATAAATTGATAAAAAAATATGATGGAACAGGAGACGACCCATATAATAAATTTTACGAATATTTACAAAATATCCAATTTGGAACACCATTTGTAGAACATATAGCAAAAAAAACATATATAAAGAACAAACCAACAACTCTAAATATAACCAATAATAATGAAGAATGTGATTATTTTGATAATAATAATCAAAATAATAATGAAAATGAAGATAATGAAAATGATAATGATAATGAAGATAATGAAAATGATAATGATAATGAAAATGAAGATAATGAAAATGAAAATGATAATGAAAATGAAGATAATGAAGATGATAATGATAATGAAAATGAAATAAACAAAGAAAATGCATTAAAATTATTGGATGATATAGATAATTTTGATGAAATTGATAATATGAATAAATATAAAAATCTTGACAAATTGTATAAATATCTACAAGAAGAATTTGAAGAGAAATAAAAAGAGAAAAATAAAAGAAATGAAAGAAATAATAAAATAAAAACAAATATCAATTGTAATTAATAAAATAATAACAAAGAAGAATGCAATTATCTGATAATCAAACGATTATAATTATTGGTTTATTAATTGTCACAATATTATCAAATATCATATCAGTTAAATTGTCAAATAATCATCAATCAGATAAAGCCATATTTTGTGGTACAAAACAATTACCAGCAGGATATGGTAGATATGGCAATCGTTATGAATGTTTAAAAAGAGGGTTTGGAGCAGGAATGTTTGTCAAAGATAAAACATATCCTTTCAGAAAATTAGGAATGATATTTATAGCAGTTATAATAGGCATATTATGTTATCAATATTTCAATGACAATTCACAATTTTAAAATATTTATTTTATTATTTCATCATAATAAAATAATACAATGAAATATTTACATATATTCTTAATAGTTTTAGTCGTTTTTACAATTGAATATATAAGAAAATATATGGAGAGAAAAACAATAAATAAAATAGAAACAATAAATAAAGAAAATTATAGTAACGAAACAAAGAAGAAATTAAAAGCAACAGAATCAACAACTGAATATAATAAAATGGTACTGAGTAACTCAAATGGTGATTTAAGTAGTATAGGTTGTCCTAAAGGAGTTATTTGGTTATGGAGTGGTTCAATTGATACTATACCAGATGGATGGGCATTATGCAATGGAGACAATGGAACACCAGATTTAAGAGGTAGATTTGTCTTGGGTGTCAATCCAAACACAAAACCAGTACCAGGACTTTCTGTAAGAGAAGTAAATGCAAAAGGAGGATCTGAAACACATAATCATAAATATTTTGATACAGTGTGGTCAGAGAATTCAGGTTTTAAGTCTGGTGAGATAAATTCACCATTTGACGGAACAGATGCACGCATAGGATCTGGAGATACAGACTATGATAATACTTTTAGAGGAAATTGGAGATATACAGGTCCAGGTTTAGAACAAGAATTAAAAGGAACAGATGATCAAGGTAAAATAATGCCACCATATTGGACATTAGCATATATTATGAAAATAGTATAAATATATATTTAGTTTAACTTTGAACTTAAATTCATTAATATTTTAGTTAATTCTTCTTTTGATTGTTTTTCCATATTTTTAAGTTCTTGTTCATGTTTCAAATTAAATTCATATTCTCTTAATTTAAATTCATATTCTTTTAATTTAAATTCATGTTCTTTTTTATGTTCTTTTAGTTCGTATTCGTGTCTTAACTGTTGTTTTTCTAATTCATCTTGAAGTTTTTTACAATTACCTGCATACTTATCACAAATTGTTTTGAACAATTTTTTAAAAAGAGGTAACTTATTTTCATTAAAACAAACTAGTTCATTATATATAGGATTATCAATAATATATTCAAAAGATTGAAATGTTTGTTTTAGTTCAACTTCTGCTTCACTTAAATATTTTTCATCTATTGGAATATGAGAAACAAGAGATAAATTTGTATTTTTAAATTTACTAAATTTTTGTTTATGAGCTTGAATTCTTTGACTTAAATCAGATGTGTATCCATATTTGAACACAAAATCTTCAGGATTTTTATCTTCTAATCCTTCAATTTGATAAGATAAATCTTTTACTTTACCAATGTAAATTAAATATAAAACACTATAATCTTGAACTCCTGAATTTAAAAATGATTTAACATTATTTATATCACATCCTAATAATTTAGAAGATAATTTTATTTTATCTTCTTGATAACCCATTTGAACTGTAAATATAGTTTTAAAACACCAGTCTTGAAATTTATCAGCAATTGGATGTCTTCGTGTAATTAACATTCTAACTAATCCTTTATATGTAAGATAAGTAGTTTGCCTATTAAAAGTTCTATCGGCTACTGGATGGGATCCTTGGCTATTTCTTATAAAATTTTTATAGTGAATATTAACTACATATTTACTTGTTGGATCATGTAATATATCAGTTATACATTCCAATTCTAACATTTTTTCAACATCTTTACCATAGAAATAAATACTATCTACTGTTTTAATTCCTCTTGTTTCAATTTCAACAATATTTCCCTTTTCATCTTTAAATTTTTCTTCATCTTTTAGTTCAAGTAAAGGTGGTGCCATTTCTAAATCTAATTTAACATTATTATTACCAAAACCAGGAATATTATTTTCAACCCAGGTTTTCTCAAGTAATATTTTAGCGGATTTAACATTATCATTAGAAACAGACCATTTATTAGTCTTTGGTGCATATGTAGCAAAAGTATATTCTTCATTAGTTAATTTCTTTTTATCAATAATTTTACGAAGTGTTTTAGCACAACCGTGAAAGAATGCAGGACAAGATTGTTTTACAAATTCTGTATTATAAAACATTTTTCCACTTAATTCAATGGTTTGGACCAAATCCCTTCCTGACATTTTTATAGAATGATTTAAATATTATATAGGATGTTTCTTTAAATGTATTTTAAAATATACAATTTATCCTTTAGAAATAACGTTTAATATCATACAAACAAATTTCATATTTTTCTTTATTAAAATCATCAGAGAATGCACCTACGTTAGCAACTTTACCAGTACCACCACCTTTATGTAAAGCATCAGCGCCAGCTCCATATTGATATGATAATTGTTGTCCTAGATGTTTATTATCAACTTTTACAACTGGTACATTGTGTTTAGCTAAAATATAACTAATAACAAGATCGTCAGAAAGAAGACATTCTTTAGAGAGATCAGCAATAATTTCCATTTCTTCATCATTTACAAGTTTCTTACTATAAGCAACACCTAACCAACCTTCAACTAAATCTGCATAAGGCTTTCTTGGTTTTTGTTTACTTGGAAATACCTTTTTAAAATTCCCAATATCTTTTCTAAAATCTTGACCTTCATCTGGTGATTGTACAACAGCATTAGGATATTTCTCTACTTTTTGATATATGAATTCATTAATCATACCCAAAGGATATCCAACATCATCATCAATAGAAATGATAATAGATTTAGGATCTTTGACTTGTCGAATAACTGGTAACATTTTAGTAATTGGTCCATAATCTTTTGCAGTTCTTATTATTTTAACTTTTGGAAATTTGGATATTTTATCAATATCTGCTTGGTTGTAACTTTCTTTATTTTTACCATATTTGTCAGGAAGAACAACATTAATGTTCTTTACATGTGTACTATCTATGGTAGCCAAAACAGCCAATATTTTAGGAAGACGAAGTGGAGAAGTGGTTAAAGATATATGAACTTCATGATTTTTTAGGAAATTTGTAATCTTTTTATAGAATGTGATATCTCTAACAGGTGCAAGAAGTAATTCCATTGCATCTTTATATTCATTCTTTTTCAATTGTGGCTTCATATATTTCCATCTCCAACCTATTGTGAATTCTTTATCTGTATTAAGAGCAGATATTAATTCGCGATCTGTCATTTTATTATATAAAGGAATTTCTTGTTTGTGTGCCAAGGTTCTTAATTGACTGGATGACAAATCATACAATTTATCAAAATCAATCTTGCTCTTTTTAGATGATTTTGATGATTTTGATTTACCCTTGGACTTTTTACTTGACTTTGATGTCTTTGTCTTTGATGTCTTTGTTTTTGATGTCTTTGATTTATTTTTACCTGATTTATTGGGTATCTTTGACGATTTATGAGAAAAAGGTGATTTATTTACCTTTTTAGAAGGACTTTTAGATTTAGGCATTTTTTATATATAATATAATATAAAAAAATGATTTTCTATTTTTTATTCAATAATAAATGAAACAATAAAGAAAATGGAAAGAATAATTGAAAATAATTGTGAAATGTGTACTAAATCTGAACACTATATTATAACAGATACAATATATGATGTGAATAATAAATATATTGAATATTATCAAAGTGACAAATGTATATGTGTGATATGTTCTGATTGTTTGAGTGTGTTATATATCAATAAAATAAATATTTGTTCAATTTGTAATAAATGTATATATGAATTATTATAAAAGTCTTATTTTATTATATATATTTACATCATATAGATACAATAAAATTTAATTGTTTTTTATACTAATTTATATAAAAAACAAAGAATATACAATATCAAAAATATAAATTTAAAAAATTATCTATATTATCAATTTCAAGTTTTTCAAAATAATTCATAACATTATTAACCATTGTTTCCTTCGTATCACTACTTTTTCTTCCTATTTTTAATTGTTTGATAATTTTAATCAAGTTATCTTTGCAAATGTCATTTAATTTCACTTTCATTTCATATTTATTTTTTCTCATGTTATATAAAATAGTAGCATCATTTTTCAGTTCATTTTCACAATAATTGTATATTTTAGATTTACTATCATTGGATCTACATATTTTACAAACTATTCTGTTTTTTTCATATTCATTTTTATCTTTAATATTTTCACATTTTCTACAAACTCTTTCATTTTCATTTAATACTAAATAATCAGGATTAGATCTTATTTGATCAGCTGTTAATAAACCTTTTGATATTTTTATTTTTGCAATTATTTCCATATTTTTACATAATTCACATATATCATTATAACCTGTATTTATAGTTAAAAAATCACTAATATGTTTATATTTTTGACAGAATCCGTTACAATATCTGTGTTCCTCAGGTGCATCTTTATTTTTTTGTAGATAATCTCCTCTTGTTAAATAACATGGCAATATACGATGAAGTCTATCTGTTAAAATACCCAAATTACCTTTTCTGTACGAAAGTTCTTTAATATCTTTTTCTATATTTTCAGGATCATTTGTAATTCTGACTATTCTATCTTCTGCTGTTTCATTTTTATTATTTGTATCAATATCATTTATATTTACAGGTGGATCTTCCATATTATATTTCCAAAATTCAGTTTCTTCATGTCCATCAAATCCACAAACTTTATTAATATTTCTAATATTTGTTATTATGTTATCAATAGAATCGTATATCCATTCGTGTGCAGGTAACATTAATCTATCCTTATATTTAATATTGATAATCTTTTCAAATATTTCACAATGTTCTGTATACAATATATATTTTACTTTTATGTTAGGTATCATAGTTCTATCACTTGTAAGTCTTTCATTTATATTTGTTGAAAGACCATATTTATATTTATCATAAACCTCGTCAGGATTTTTAAGAATATATATACAAGGTTTCATAGGAAATTGATGTCTATAATGATTTTTTAAAGTAGTAGTGCAAATATATTTTTTCATTTTAATATTATCCTTTTCTGTCTGTATTCTAGCAGAGTGTTCTTCATTTAATTTATTATTTAATTTTTCATTTTCTTCTTTTAATTTATTGAAAGATTCTTCCATATATTTTTTGAAAGCTTCTTCAATTGTAATATAATATTCTCTTGTTTTTTTACCAAAATCATTCTGTGCGGTAATACATAAAGATTTAAAACATTCTTTTGATAACATTATTATTTCAGATGGTCTTCCTCCAGTACTTTTGGCGTAACTACGCGAAAAGTCTAAATTTTCTTGAAACGAGTTTAATAAACGTTGTTTTGAATGTTTTTTGGAATAATCAACCTTCCATTCATATAATTTTTCAATATTTATTGTGAATTTTTCATTTGAGTTTATTGAGAACATAAAATCATCAATAAATTTTTCTTCAATATTATTATTTTGTTCTTTGAGAACATTTATTATATATGTTTTAAGTTCAGAATTACAAGTCATTTTTATATTATAAGTTATCTTTAAATACTTTAAATACTTTATTCTAATATTAGAATAAAGTATAAAACCTATTATAAATAATTATAAAAAAGTATTTTTATAATAAAAACCATTTAAATATAATTTAAAATAAACTAAATATTAAATAATACAGTATTGTTCCTAATATGCCAAAAGATAAAACAAAAGAAAAGGACATATTGTTTAGTAAAGATTTTCAGGATAAATATAACGACGATGAATATGAAGACTATGATTATAATGAAGACAGTGAAGAAAAATCAAAATCAGATGAAAATACTTTATATATAAATGAACTTGATATCAACACTCTAAAACCAGAACATTCAAAAGATTATAAAAATGGTTGTAAATTAGTTATTATTGGTGCACCAGGTACAGGTAAATCAACTATTATCAAGTCAATTATTTATGCTAAGAAACATATATTATCGGTTGGTCAAGTATTTTCAGGAACAGAAGATAGTAACGGTTTTTTTGGTGAATTTTTTCCTGAATCTTTTATTTATAATGGATTAGATGCTTCTGAATTAACACCTTTAGATAATTTTAAAAAAAGACAAAAAATAGCAAGACAGTATATAGAACCAACTGGTGGTTATTCTTGGGCTTTAAATGTTATTGACGATTGTACCTATGATACAGCTTTCTTAAAGAAACCAATATACAGGGACCTACTAAAAAATGGAAGGCACTACGCTATGTTACATATACTTTCACTTCAGTATTGTTTGGATATAAAACCAGATATTCGTGTTAATATAAATGGTGTATTTATTTTAAGAGAATCACGTCTTGATATTCGCAAGAAATTATATGAAAATTATGGAGGATGTATTCCAACATTTGATATGTTTTGTCAGATCATGGATGCACTTACAACAGATTATACAGCAATATATATTAATAACATGTCAGTTTCAAATAAAATCGAAGATAATGTGTTTTATTATAAAGCAGATCCAAATAAAATACCCAAAGATTGGAAATTTGGTTGCAAAGAATTTTGGCAGTTTCATAATGAACGATATATGGCACCTGCAGCATTTTAATATTAGTATTATAGAATAAAAAAACAACAGAATTGTAAAAATATTTTTATTATATTATAATATAATAAAAAACTATAATGGGAGGAGCAATATCAAGTACAATATATGGAAAGTGGAATAAAGTATCCAATTTACCTAATATAGGTTTTCAATCAGTTGATACTGATGGTGACAATGTTGTTGCTACCGATATGAACGGAAGTATCTATTATGCAATAAGAACAATTGAAAGTACAGACACAAAAAGTGGTGTAAATTCATATACCAATGATATATTTACAACACCATCTTGGACAAAAAAAGAGGGTAGTGCGAGATTGATATCAACAAGTAATGGTAAAATAGCAGCATTAGATTATAATAATATAATATACTACTCTTCAACATTATCATCTACAAATGATTGGAAAAATTTATCTACCTTAGGTGGAGGTAATATGAAAACAATAAGTTATTATAATGATAACAACTTTAATTTGATGTGTGGTGTACGATCTGAAACAAATATGAATAATTATGTAACATTTACAGAATACAAGAATAATTCATGGACAGGTAATAAATATCAACTAGGTAGTTCCACTAAATATGTTTCTTTGTACAAAGATAATGTATATGTTATCTTAACAGATAACAGATTATTATATTCAAAATTCACAACAACTCTTGGTTTATGGAATTCTAATGCTGGTGAAATTGTAAAACCTAATAATAATACAACTGTATTAGTTCAAGTTGATTTTACAGACAATTTAGTTGTTGCCATTGATACTAATAATAATGTATGGGCAACATATGATGTATACAAAACAAATCCTAAATGGTTTCAAATACCAAACGTGTCATTCAGATATATATCTGTGAGTGACAGTGGTATAATGGGAATAGATACAAGCAATAATTTATTTGGTTTACAATATACACCAAATCCTGTATATTGTACAGTAATATCACCATTAACGATATTAATAAATTATATACCTGTACCAGGATCAAGTGTAAAATCAATAAATGTATCAACGACCAATGTTGTTACAAGTACTGAAAATTTGCCTTCTATATCTTATAATAATGATGGAATATCTGTAAAATTCACAGATACTTATGGTAAATTAATACCTTCTTATACTGTGTATTCAAGTGTTGCCAATTTAAATTTAAAAAGTGGCAATACCTACAAAATAACATTGAACTTGGTACTAGATACTGGTAATATATTTACATGTAATGCAAACTATACAGTACCACCTTTGCCAGATAAAGTAAAAATAAATTATGTCACACCAAATAATAATAGCGTTAGTATTAATTTTAATGGATCAAATGGTTATGACAATTCTGTATATAAATACACGGTGAGAAAATATACAGATAAAAATACATGTACATACAAAGAATTAAATACATCAGATTTGAATTACAATATTAAACCAGACACACCATTCAGTTATAACTATCCTGTATCAACCAGAATAAATTTTACTGGGGATACAAACAATTTAACAACAAATTGTACTAAAGAAGGATATGAATATATACCCAATAATTATTTATTAAAAAATATGCAAATACACAATAAACCAGTTGAACCTTATATATTTACTGTTAAAGCTATTAATGCAATTGGTGAAAGTGATTATTCTGAACCAACTTCAGATGTTGTTCCAATAGTTACACCACCTGTTACACCACCTGTTACACCACCTGTTACACCACCTGTTACACCACCTGTTACACCACCTGTTACACCACCTGTTACTCCACCTGTTACTCCACCTGTTACTCCACCTGTTACACCACCTGTTACTCCACCTGTTACTCCACCTGTTACTCCACCTGTTACTCCACCTATTACTCCACCTGTTACTCCACCTGTTACTCAACCTGTTACTCCACCTATTACTCCACCTGTTACACCACCATCATCTACAGGTACTAATATAATACCACCATCATCTACGGGTACAAATGTAATACCACCATCAACAAAAGATAATACAAATCTATATATATTTATTGGAGTTATGTTATCTATAATAATATTAGGAGCAATAGGATATTGGTTTTATTTGAATAAACAAACAACTCAAAATAATAATAATAAATAAAAAACATTTTAATATTTTTATATTGATAAATATAAAAATATGTATGGAAATCATAGAGATAATATCGACGATGATTATTCATCTGTAAGAGAATTACATGGAAATAAATACAAGAAGAAAGAACCATATGTATTCACAATTACAGCAACAAATGCAGTAGGAGATAGTGTAGTATCTGATCCAACAAGTGATATTGTTCCTAATATAAAACCAACTCTAACTTACAATGCGATTGGTCCAGTTATTACAAATAACGAACCGTCCCTAATATGTATGGTTGAATATCTTATAAATGGATCATCGATAACTAAATTAGATTTAAAAGAGACTAATGGAACAAATAATCTAACCATAATTCCATCACAAATAGCTTCAAATAATTCATCTGGTCTTAATTATTTTAATTTACGAAATGTTGGAACTACAAAACAGTCAATTTCATTCAACGTGAAAGGCTTTGAAATGGGTAAAAGTTATTCTTACAATTTAACAGCAACCAATTCAGCTGGTGAAAGTGATGCTTTTCCAGTAAGATTCACTACTTATAAATTACCTGATGTCCCATCAATCACACAAGTAGATTCTGGAGATAAACAATGTACTATATCATTTACTACAACACCAGTTATTACAAATACAGTAAATAATTTAACTGTTCCTATATATACATACACAGTAAAATCAAGTCCTGAGAATATAACAGCAACAGGATCTACTTCTCCAATAACTATTGGAGGATTGACAAATGGTACAAAATATACATTTACAGTTACAGCTACAAATCAATTAGGTACAACACAACCATCAGCTGCTAGTTCAGAAGTTATACCAAAGGGTGCTGCAATTGCACCAACAAGTATAACAGCAGTATCTGGTGATATAAAAAAATCCACTGTAATTTTCTCAGGAGGAAGTTCTAATGGTGATACTAGTGTTAAATATACTATAACAACTATTCCTGATAATATAACAGCAACAGGCAATAGTTCTCCAATTATTGTAACAGGATTAAAAGATGGCACAACATATACTTTTAATATTAAAGCAGAAAATACTATAGGTTCATCAACTTCTTCACAAACTGCAACAGCAACAACGGCAGATAAACCAAGTAAAATAACAACTTTAACACCAACTGCTGGTGCTAATCAGATCACATTGACATTTCCAAATCAAGACGGAATTACAGAGTATAAAATACTTGCATATTATACAAATAATAATGACAATACAAAAACCAATTTTGAAACTATAAAAGTACCAATAACTGCACCCAATTGTAAAATAGATAATAATAATGTTGTAATTACATTGTATACCAAATCTAACAATGCAATTTTCAAAAGTGGTTCTTCAATGAGTGGAGCTATAGAAATAACAAATGCAGACAAAACAATAAGTACATCAGTTCAACCATATGCACGTGTACCCTTATCAACATATCCAATAGGACGAGAGAGAACATTATTATCTATGGAAAATTGTTATAATTACGGTATTTTATTGTTTGTTTTGATATTCATTGCAATATTATGGAACTGTTCACATAAGAGAAAATGAATAATTTTATAAATATTCAACAGTTGATAACATTTTTTT